ATGACCCACGCCTGGCTCTTCACCGGACCACCCGGATCCGGCCGATCCAACGCCGCGGTCGCCTTCGCCGCCGCCCTCGAATGCGCCAACCCGCACATCATCGGCTGCGGCACCTGTGAACAATGCCGCAAGGTGCAACGAGGCGCCCACACCGACGTGGTGCACATCACCCCCCGAGAACTCACCATTGGCGTCGAAACCATGCGCACCGAAGTCGTCACCCCCGCCGCCATGCTCCCCACCGTTGGCAAATGGCGCATCGTCATCCTCGACAACGCCGACCGGCTTACTGACGCCGCTGCCAACACCCTCCTGAAAACCGTGGAGGAGCCCCCGGCGCACACGGTTATTATGCTCTGTGCCCCCTCCACCGACCCCGAAGACATTATTCCCACCCTCCTGTCCCGATCCCGCCACCTCTACATTCCCCAACCCAGCATCGACGACATCGTAGCCATCCTCACCCGCACCGACAACGCCACCGAAGCCGACGCGCGCCGTGCCGCCATGGCCTCGGGAAACCACATTGGGCGGGCCCGCCATCTCCTGTACCACCAGGAATCCCAGATCCGGCGCACCAATATTCTCAACCTGGCGGAACTCATCTTCCACGGATCCCAAGCCTTCCAAGCCGTCACCAGCCTGGTGAAAACCGCCACCGACGAAGCCAAAAACTCCCTGGCCGAAACCAACGAACAAGAATTAGAAAAACTCCGCACCGCCCTCGGCATGGGGGCCAAAGGACGCGGCGCCCACAAAGCCCTCCGGGGCAGCGCCGGCCAAATCAAAGAACTGGAAAAACTCCAAAAACGCCGCGAAACCCGCGCCATCCGCGACGCCCTCGACACCCAACTTGTCGACCTCATCGGAATCTACCGCGACGCCCTCATGATCGCAGCTCACGCCCAAGTGAGCCCCATCCACCCCGACATGCAAGGGCTCGCCGGCGAACTCAGCACCATTGGCGAACCCAACCTCCTGGCCTGTATCGATGCCATCAGCCACTGCCGTGACGACATCACCCACAACGTTCGGGCCGAAACCGCCATGGACGCCATGGTCGGCCGAATCCGTAAAGCATGCAACGTGCAATAACATGCGCGAACACCAGGAATACCACCCATGGTTTTCTAAACCGACACGCCATAAGGTACAATCACCGCTTGAACCAATTACGGTTCGTGCCGCCTTAGCTCAGTCGGTAGAGCGCTTCACTCGTAATGAAAAGGTCGTGGGTTCGATTCCCACAGGCGGCTCCGCCAAAACCCCAGCTCAAAGCGTGTGTGAGCTGGGGTTTTACTAATGCTGCCCCCACCTCGGCATGTTGAGAGTCGTTGCAGGTCGTTGGACCTCGGGGCGAACTCAGGGCGAACACAGAGCGAACGGAAAAAAACCGGGTTTTCAATAAGCCCGGTTTTCTATGGAAAGTTTGTTCGAGTCACCCATCGACGATCCGCAAGCCCCGCCCCCGCCGTTTGGCGCGTCGGGCTGCTTTGTCTGCTTCTCGTTTCCGCTCGGCGGCCATGTGCTCAGCAACCGCATAGGGGATAGCATCAATCCCCGTCTCCCATAGGTGGGCGTAGGTGTCAAGCGTCATGGCCGCGCTTGCGTGCCCCAGCATCCGCTGCACGGTTTTTACGTCCGCCCCCGCGGCAATCGCCAGTGATGCCGCGGTGTGCCGTAGCTCGTAGGTGGTCACCCCGGTGAGACCTGCACCAGCGCAAGTGGTTTTCCACACTGCGCGCCATCGGGTTGTCGTCCACACATGGCCATACTCATCGGTGAGGAGCCAGTCGGTGGGCGCATGGCCATCAGCAATATCTTCGAGATCGAGGAGAAGATCGCCGCCTACAGGGACGTCTCGATGGGTGCGGGTTTTTGTCTCATCGGGGTTGCCGAGGGCGTCAACGTCACGGCGGATCATGAGCCGGCCCCGTAATACGTCGAGGTCTCGAACCTGTAGCCCCTTTGCTTCACCTGGCCGTAATCCTGTCTGGACCAGCACCGAGATCATGAGGGCTGCGGCATCTGTTGGCGCCGCCTGCACAAGCCGGTCGATCTCGGCGACGGTTAAGTACCGCCGATCCGACTTCCCCTGCCTGGGGATATCGCTGGACCGCATAGGGTTTTTCGTGATAATCCCCAGCTCGACGGCTTGGTCCAGGAGCGCATGGAAAACAATCCCTACTTTACGCAGGCTTGCTCCGCTTAACGCTGCGCCGGTGCCGTCTAGCCGGGTGACGGTGGGGATCCATGTGCTAAATGCTGCTCGGGTGATTTTCCAGCAGGGGGCGTACTGCCACGTGGGCTCGATGTGCCGCCACGCCGCCCGATACCCAGCAACGGTGGATGCAGCCCGCCCAGTTTTTGATGCAATCCACACACCCCACATATCGCCAAGCGTCACATCCAGCCGATCTTTAGTAATCCATGTGCCTTCAGCCTGGCCTACCTCAGTGCGGCTTACATAAAGGCGGGCGGCATCGACACTATCAAACGTTTTGGTGACTTTCTTACCGTTCTCGACCCATACTGCCTGCCATCGTTTCCCCTGCCCCCATCGTCTGGACCGCACTCGCCGTCCCTGCGCCCCCGGTTTGGTCCATAGGTCCCGTACATGTGCCATGATATACTCCTTAAAAAACCCATCTACATGGGTTTTGTTTCCTCAAACCCCCGCTCATGTCTGCCAAGAACTGGAGCGGGGGTCAAAAATATTTCCAATGCGCTTACTGTTGCCGCAGTTGCTGGCTGACGGCAAGGTTATAGCCGATAGTCGCTAGGGTGTTCCAAATACCGGCCAGAAGCATGACCGCAAGTGACCCGCCCGTCATCGTCAGACCGGTAGCAAGGTCATCTACCCCGTTGCCGACGAAGATCGCTAGAAGCCCAAGGATGAACACTACAAGCCCGAGGTTGGCGATTAGAATAGCGATGGTCTGGTGCCGCTCAAACGGCTTTGTTGCGGTGGGCCCCGCCTCAGCAACCGGCATCGGCTGCGGAGCATATCCCTGAGGCTGTGGTTGATACTGCGGAAACACCTGCTGTTGTGGAGGGGAAGGGGGTTGTTGCGGTAGCTGTTCCCCCTGCTGCGGTTGTTGTGGCTCCTGCGGGGCTTGCGGCGCCGGTGCCTGATGCGTCATTGTGTTTTCCTTTCTTCTGTTTTACTGGACCAGCAGGGCTTCTACCCTGGCATTATCAGAACTTGTCGGGACAACCGTGCACACCCATTCCGCACGGACTGTCGCCCCATAACCGTTTTGAGAATCAACATGCCCCCGCAGCGTCCATTTAGTGTGGGCGTCGTTTTGCAAAGCAGTAAAATCAAAAAGGCTTTCAAACTTCGCAGTAGACGGCGACTTGAGCTGCGCTTCAACCTGTTTATGGCAAGCGTTCCGTGCGGCGGCTTTGGTCCACCCATTGATCTGATCGGCATCATAACTAGACGAACCGCTGCCAGAGCCGCCATATGACGAATAATCACTAGTGGAAGAAGTAGTCGCAGGCGTTGAACTGCCTGAAGAGGTATCACCAAAGCATGATGACAACCACCATAAGATGAGAATGATGCCTATGCCGAGCCCGATAAGAGCACAACCTGCTTCCTCGTCCGATGTTGCCGACGCTCTCGCCGTAGGCGGATTGGAAGACATTGGCGTGGCGCGGCTTGCCATGATTTCCCGCTCGTTTGCTTTAACACGCCTGGCTGCTTCTTTGCGCCGTTCCGCTTCGGTGAATGTTGCTGATTGGACATGTGCGAATTTTGGGGATCGCTGATTAACATACCCCTGGGTAGCGGCGCTCTGCGCTTGGGCGATACCAGACGAGCTTCCCGACCCCTTAAACCGCCCCGGTAACTGGTACGACCATGGGTCCCGTTCTTTCCTCACCAGCTCAGGCAACGGGTTGACTACGGGATCGTGTATCTGGGAGTAGCTTGCGCTCGCGGCAGGGGTGACATCTAAGGTGACCTGTATACCGTTAGCTCGAATCCATATCAGCGCATAGCATACAGCCACAAGGCTTTTATCGTTGAAATGGTCAACAAAAGGCATAAGCTTGTTGCTGGAAACCTCAGTGAGCTCACCAAGATGATGACCGTTGAGGCATACTTCGATCACCGGGGCTTTCGTCCCCCGCATAACTTTATGAAGCGTGGCGAGAAAGCACGTGTCTCCAGCTGATAAGACATTCTTGTTCGCCTCGAAATACTCCTGGGTCTTCGTGACCTTGATACTCTTGCCCCGAGGGATGAGCGCCCAATCCAAGGTTGGGGGATTATTAAACGGGGCGATAGCCCCAGGTGGCAGTACCCCCACTTTTAGTTTGTAATATGGGGCGTCACCTGGTCCGAAATCAGGCCTATCCGTATTCGACCACAGTCGTGCCCGAACTCCAACATCAAACCCGCTCGCAGCCAACCGCGCTACCTCGGGAAAATACTTCGCAGTGTCTTCATCCGGCAGATACCCCAGCACCTGATCGTTGTATCGCACGGAGATCGCATGCCCACTATTGGAATGCGGATTATCCGGCTCCAACACTAGTGTTGCGTCGAAATATCGGGCGCCCTCGGCATCAGCTCGCACCTGCCTGATAACCGTATTAACTTCCGCCGCATGGTACCGCATCCCCACCACATTTTGGCCACACCAGGTTTCCGCGGGCTTCGCATCATAGATACCAACCATGGCTCCATTCCCTTTTTCTTCATCTTATGTAAACTGCGGTTAAGATTTATCTTATGATTCACCTAGGTGCTTGTATATAGTTTTGATGGAATGACGTTTGCAATACCCTCTTTCGGGTTTATCAGGCATCCATAAGGAATCTCGCATATGTGCCTGACCGGTACATTTCCTGCCACGCCTCAACCATAAAAACCGTCACCCCCAGCTCATGAGCAACCCCGCTTAACGACGGGTGGACACGCTCGGCCGCTGCATACTCCTCAATCGTGATTAACTGTTTTGCCGCCCACCGATTAGCCGCTAACTCCTGCTTCGCCCGCCACCACCCCACAGCAGCCGAATCATGCCCCAACGCCGCATGCCCCACCTCATGCGCCAATGTGCACAAATGTGCCACCGGATGCAGCCCCCGCCGAATGCTGATCGCGCGCCGGGGCGTGTTCCATAGCCCCTTCTTGCCGCCGACGTGCGTACACAGGGTAACCCCCAGAGATATCGCTAAATCTTCAAGGTTGTCAATCGTTAACATTTCATTCTCCTAGAGATATGAAAAAATTAAGGATAATCATAAGGAGAATGAAACAAAAATATCAAATTAGCTTACGGGCCATCATGATAATCATTATCACCCGGCATCGGCTCATCCGGCGAATCATCCGCCGCCGCCATCTCTTCATACTGCCAACCATCACCAGGCGACGGGGCATTTTGCTGCACCACGGAGTCGAAGCTTTCTTCCCATATGTCGTCGTCTTTTGAACTGACTCGCCTGGCTAGCTCTCGAATCAGTTGGCGGTCGGTGAGTAGCTGCGCAGCAGAAGTTTCATTGATGCCTATTGCTTCCTTGGCTGTGATGTATCCGGTGGCAACCAGCGCCTTGACTGGCGACTCTCCGTAGCCGCGAGCGATAGCGATAACAACTTCGGCGGTGAATACTCCCTTGTTGATTTGTCGGTTTACTGTCGCTACGGAGATTTGAGAGCGGTTGGCGATTGCTCGCCCGCTTGCGTTCCCAACCAGCCCTTTGATCCATTTCAGGTGATCTGTCATGTGTTCTATTATCCACCATTTAACCCTATTGCGCAAGTTGAGTCGGCCTATTTAAATGCGCAAATGGTGAAAATGATACACACACTTGCGCATATTGGACAATATGTCTTATAGTGATTCATGTAGCGCAAGTTGAATCACTAGGAGGTGGATATGCGGTACAAACTGAGCCCCTTAGTGCTCGACAAAATTCGGTCTAACCGTGGTTTTTCATCAGATGCCCAGTTGGCCCATGAGGCGGGCGTAACAGTAGGGACAATTAGCAATATTCGCAGGGGTGCCACTCCTAGCTTTAAAACCGCGATCCGATTGCTGGAATTGGCCGATATCACTGATGTACGTGCAGCCATTGTCAAAGTTGCGGAGGTCCCCGCGGCTTAGTCGCGCTGGGGTCGTCGTAAAGCAAGGAAGAAAAGGGAAAACCAATGAAGAATTTGGATGTTGTGGTTCGTGTGAAGCGCGAGCCTTCGCTTGCCGAGCTGCGGCCGGCAGCGGAAGCCCTCACTGCTCTGATTGATGAGGGGTTGGTTGATGTTTTGATCGTAGGCGGCGGTACAGGGGACACCAGGGTTCCTCACGTGTCGGAGTTCATGCTGCTGGGGTTGTGCACTGCAGATAGCGCCCAGCCCGAGGTCGTGCATGGGAATATCACGGTGTTGCAGCATGCGCTGCGGCAGGAGGTGGAGTCCCGTGCCTAGCCGGAAGATTGATGACCTCCAGGTGACGATCACTAGCGCCGGGGTGGAGTTGGCCCAGGACGGGGTTGGCGTCGTACAGGTTGATGCGGATTCGATTATGCGACTCATCGATGCTTTGCAGGACGCCTGGTACCGGCATGCCGGGGTGCCGCCAATGACGGACCGGTTCTGCAATATCGGCGATGGTTTGTATGCGAACCGAGACGGCGGAACAGTTCGCTTCTACGACGAAGGCGATTTCCTTTTCCGGGTTCAGCGGTTCCAGTTCCCAGCGATGATGAGCTTATTCGCCCCGGAAGATCCGAGTGCTGCCCAGGAGGTGGCTGTTGATGCCTAACGAGTTTGTTTTCTCGGGCGAGCTGGATGGGTTGTTCATCGAGCTAGGGCCCACCGGCGCAGATCTTCAGGATAGTGCCGGGGCCCAGATCCATATTGATCTTGAATCATTCCCCCGGTTGTGCTCGATGCTCCAGCTCACCTACCAGGCCAATACCGGCCTAGGCGCCTAATCGCCCCCTTATCGCTTGTGGCCCCTTCCTCGCCTGGGGAAGGGCTGGGAAGGGGCCACTTAGCACCTACACGCAGAAGAAAAAGGAATTTTAGTAATGATCTCGTTTATCGGAATGCTGGCCGCAATGGTGTCCATGGCGTTAGCTGCATGTTCCCTGGCGTTAGCTGTTGTCGTCTATCGGCGCACCCGAGGGAGTACCACCAGTCGGCAAGAACGCCAAGAAACGGCGCAGACGGCACCTGCTGCTGCCGCGCCTGCCACTGTTGTTGTTGCCGGAGGTAGTGCCGTAGATGGTGCGACTGGACGGCTGCTCATCACCCCATGTTGGTTTAGTCGCCTCGTGGTTCCTCTTGATGTTTGGTCTGTTCGCCTGGTGGTGTCTTGTCTGTGCGCTGTGGGGGAGCGGCTGTTATCAAGCCGGGTGTCTGTTGGCTATGTGCTCTGTGTTGGGCAGTGCCGGGGTTCATTGCTCGTGATGCGTCGATTGGTGCGGCTATGTCCACTGGTTGCTGCTTGGGCGGGTTGGTGTTTGGTGCCTTGTCGGGTGGTAGGGAGAGGACCGCCTGCTCGTAATGCACACTTCTTGTCGCTGATAGCGGCGGCAATAACCCCCTATAAACCAGAAAATCGGGGGCTAGCACAAATTACCCAAACTAGCCCCCGTCGTAAAGCCTTTGAAAGGAAAGGCACATGAATCATATCACTACCCCTCAATTACCGCAATGGTTGACTACCGCCCAAGCCGCCACTTTGTCGGGCTTTTCTCAATGGCAGATCAGGAAATTCTGCCGCCAGGGTGTGCTGCGCGCTACCCAGCCGTCGATGGCCACCACTGCGGGACGCAACGCCCCCTACCGGATCGCCCTAGCCGACTTGACGGCATTCATGGATGCTCATCCGGTGGCCGACCAGGAAGGATACCGCCATGCCGGATTCTACCGCTGACCTACCATATCTCCTCGCAGACAGCCTGACTTCCACCACCGTCTGGCAACAGGAACTAATCGCTAAGCTGCTTGAGCGGGGGAATGCCGAAGCAGAAAGCGGCCTCGACATCGCATTAATCATCCATGATTTACACGCCCAGGTTGAGACGCTGACTGCGGCGAAAGTGGTTGCCGAGCAGCGTGCTGCCGATTTGCATGCGGCGCTGCATGACGCCTGCGATCAACGCGACGCTTACAAAGCCGCCCAGGAATCCAGGGAATGCTGCCAGGATCCGTGGTTGGTGACCGTGCCGGTTACAGAGCCGGCAACTGGCAGGTGCGGTGCTGACACGGGCGCCTCCTCTGGCGCCGACTGTGTTGACACCGATACCGATGCCGAGCCGGGTTCGGGGATGCGACCGGCACCGGAATTGCCCACAGAGCTTGTGGACAGTATCCGGCAGGCAGCGGCTGCGGCGCTGACCGCGATAGACCAATGCCGGGAAGCGTTCGAAAACGGCGACGACGGCAAAGCCTTCAAATGCATGAAGCACGCGGCTGCGCACATGCGCGGGGTTATTGATGGGCTGAAAACCGTTAGCAGCATTGTGAACGGTGGTGAAGAGTGATGCCTGCGACCGTTACCCTTGCGGGGCCAGTAGCCCGCCGAGTGTATGCAGGACGTTTGGTGTCTGTCTGTTTTTATGCGGGCAACCCCGCCGCTATCGCCCTGGGCGACCTAGCCGCCTGCGTACCAGGGTTCGGGGTGCTGCCCGAAATGCGCCTATATGGGCTGCCAGTGATTCATCGCTGCACGTTTGTGCCCATCGCTACCGCATGGGAGTGGGCGGGTATGTATGAACGCCGCCGGCAGGAAACACCACGGCAGGAGCTAACCCGGATCCTCCAGTGGGCAGAGCAGCAGGAGACGCCAGCATGAGCCGCGCATGGTGCCGCTGGTGTGGTGCGGAAATCCGCTGGGCAAAAACCACTAACGACAAATACATCCCGCTTGACCCCTGCCCGACTCTAGATGGCCGCTGGCGCATCAGTCTTGGCCGCGCCCACTACGTGTACGGCGTTGCTAGGGAACAAGCCCAGGTCATGGGAGAACGACTGTACGTGGCGCACATGGAAACCTGCACACGCAAAACCCGCCAACCCAACCTGAGAAGGAGTGCTTGATGAACACCACTGACATTCGGCGAACACCACTTGCCGCGTCCGACGACACGATCGGTGCCCTGCACATCCGCGAAACGTGGGCGATCGTTGACTGGCCCCACGACCCCATCACCGGGGAACACGAACCTTACGCGGTCGTCTACTCCGTTGACGGCTGGCGGGTCGCCGAGGTGCCCATCCCCGCCGCCGCATACAGCATCGCCCACGCCGCGCCGGGGCAAGTGCTTGCCGCCGCCTACGGCGTTTTGGAAGACAACCCCCATCTTATTGATACCCTCCGCGCTCTCCAGGAGTCCTAAAATGCTGACCTACCTCGAAGAAGACGCCGCGCTCATCTGCCGGTGCTTACCGAAAAACATAACCCAGCCAGACGACGAGCAGTTCCCCCTATTCCTTATCTATGCGGTGCTTATGCGCGCTAAGGGCGTTGCTGCCACGCTATCAGATGTGCACGACGCTTGGGCTGCTTGGCGGGTTGACAGCGCGCCTCTGCACAAAGATTTGGTGCCGTTCGATGAGCTAGATGCCGCCACCCAGGCGCTGGATCAGCCATACCTGGATGCTATCCATGCCGCCGCCAAGATCCGGGAGGCCGAGACCCATGCCTGATTACTCTCAGTTGCCAGTCCAATCAAAGGCGGTTTTATTCACCCGGGAGCTGCATAACGCGATCCGTGCTGTGATTAAAGTAGCCAGTCGGAAGTTTGAGGACTTCGACGTCGTCAAGCTGGTGTTCCGGGGTGAGCAGCTGCTTGTGTGCGCAGCTAACCCGCGGCATATGATTCAGGCAATAGTGCCCACCTATTTCGCTATCGTTGCTGCCGAGCACACCGAGGTGGAGATCACCGCGGCATCAGCCAGACTGCTGCTGAAGCTTAAGCCGGATTTCAAGAAAGCCCCCGAGGCGCAGTGCGCGCTGTTTGTCTCGGAGAATGAGCTCACCCTCCAGGATTTGTCCGGCACTTGTGGCGATCTTACCGACGTCACTGCGGCACGGCTGGCCCCTACGCTACCCACCGATGTTGTTGCCGTCATGGACCGGGTGCGTAATGAAGTCAGGCAAGGCGTTGACGCTACCTCGCCAGTGGTTCTTACCGCTGCCCAGATGGACGCCATCAGCGCCGCTATCCAGTACGCCCAGGTGCCGTTCTGCGCCCCCATTGGTCTGCCCCCAGGTGGCTACTTAGCGCGCTGCTACGTGCCGTTGGGTGGCATGGTGGAATCCTATTCCACAGTAACGGACACACGCAGACCACATGCCGCCGACGGTGGCCCGGCGCGGGATGCTGACGGGTTCGAGTACGTGGCCACGTTGCCGGTGGCACCGCGGCAGATCACTGCCCGGCCGAACCTGAGTGGTGGGGCGGTCTAGCTAATGGTTCTCGGTATCTGCCAGCAGCCCCGGCACCAGGCAACAACGACGCAGCCCAGCCTGTGGGACCCTACTTTCCCCGGGGAACCGGTCAAAAACGCACTGGCCAGGCAGCAACAGGCTAGGTTATTGTGTGCCACTTGCCCGCTGCTGGGGGCGTGTGAACGCATGCTCTCCGACACGGAGCGCCGGGGCGTCCTCGTGGGCGGGGTGGTTGCTGGCAGGTACTCGGACATTCCGCAGCAGCACGGGAAAGAGGGGGATCTGTATCAGGAGCGGTGCCGTGCGTGCGGGAAGCAGATGCTGCCGCAGGCGGAGCCGCCGATCCAGGCCAGGGGTCGCCGCAGTAAAAAACACCCACTCCGGCACATGGGGGAGGGGTTGTGTGACAAGTGCTATCCCGTGTGCTCCAGGTGGGCGCATGCGCGGGGTGGGGCGGCATGACAAACCATATTTTCATTTACATTGTGCACGTTCATTTATTAGAGAGATAGGAGAGGCGCATGTGGTTTAGGGGAGGTGACACGCTCACCACTCATCCGCTGATGATACGGCTCCTTGAGGTATGCGGCGGTGATCATTTGCTGAAGAATGAAGCAAAAGGCGTCCTCGCCGACTTAGTAAGTATTTCGGCGGCGCATGCTACCGACTACTGGGTAGGTTATGGTGCCGTGTCACAAATAGCGCCGGGGCGTGAAAAGATCGTCATCGAGAACCTTTGTGCCGCGGGGCTACTCTTCCGGGAAGAAGGCCCCGAGGGGCGGCCAATGCTGCGTATCGTCGATGACCCCACGCTTTACCATATCCGGCTGAAAGAGGAAATGGAGATCGACCGTCGCCGGGCGAAAGACAAACAGAACCCCGAGCTGCTCATCACCGTTCGCGTCCGGGATGGCGACCAGTGCAGGTGGTGCAAGAAGACTGTAGATTGGCGAGACCGGCGTTCTGCTAGGGGCGCCACCTACGATTCACTCAATGGGCATAAGGAGTCCACTCCCGAGACATTGGTTGTTGCCTGCCGCGGCTGTAACAGCAAGCGCGGCGCAGGGGTGGTTTTAGAGCTCCAAGACCCGCCAACGCCGGAAGAGGTCTATTACACTGCCGCCAGCTTGGAGTTTATCAACAGCAGCCAGTACGCACAGGACAACGGCATTCACGTGATTTCACGGAAGGAACGCCAAGCTCAACACGCCGCCGCTCAGGGAAACCACGCCCCTGCGCGCCAGACGCCTGCTAAGCACAAGAACAAGAGCGCCGTGACTGAAGTAGTAACTAGCGCCCCGGAACCAACACCACCAGTCGCTGCTGACGGGTTCAGCGACCCCCTCGACGATGCCCCAGACTGGGTGCGTGAAGGGCACATAGAAACGCCCCCTACCGACATAGCGGGCTCATCGCCTGCGCAGACGGAAGTAACGCCGCCCCAGCGGGCACAAGAGTCTACGCAGCACCTAGAAGAAGAAACGGCGGCCATGAGCTGTCCAGACGCCGCGCCGGGGAGTGCGCAGGACGATCATCATGGAGCGCGACCAATAACCGCGCAACGAATCACAGCCGGTCTCGAACATGGGCGTAGGCATCGCCGCCGTCGCCGGAACCGCCGCCGCGGAGGCCGGCAGCGGGAATAACTACGGGCATTCCCGAGCTTATCCCCCTCTAGCCGCTACAGGCTTGCCGTAGCGGCGATTAGCCATGCCTGAAAGCACTTGCTCTTGAGTTGCCCGCTGTGGTGCTAAAACCCGCCGTGAACAGCAAAAACGGGGCCTTGGGTGCCATCACGTGCGCATGGTCGCACCTAATGTCATAGCGCCCGTCGCTTGCCCTCTTCGCGCTCACAAGCCCCGCTGATTCACTATTGCCCTCCCCAGGCGACGCCTGGGGAGTTTTTCTTTGTCTATGTTCATAACGATTTGCGCATATCTAGATATGATCCAGATTGGGTTCAGGACGGTGGGGTTGCGATTCTAGTCTTGTCGGGTCGGGTCGGGTCGGGGAGGCTGCCGTTAGGCGGCAGCCCAGGTAAGATGCTTCTTTAAGAGAGAAGGGAAACCTAGGTGGATGACTATCTGTTACATGAGTTAGGGAAAGCTCTTTACACACTGGAGACTGAGGGGGGAGCGCTGGCTGATCTCCTTACCTTCCGCAGGTGTAGCGGTGGTGATACTCCGGTTGGTCGGTCGGCTTGTGCTTCGAGGCCGCCGGTGAATTTGTCCATGTTGGATTTGAAGATGCGTACGGAAAACCTCTTGGCGTTTTGGGCGGGGCAGATCGCTGTGGCATCCGGTGTCGGTGTTCCTCAGGAACACAGTGTCCCTGTGTTGGCTGGGTGGTTGCAGCGGTACCTGTGGGTGTTTGATGGCGTGCCGTGGGGCGTCATGGCTGCCGAGGAGATTGTGGCGCAGTCGCGCCTGGTGTCTGAGGTGGTGGCCGATTCTGGCGCTGATGAGTATGGGGAGACGCCGCCGGAGTGGGCGTCGTGTCGTGTGGTGGCGTCGTGGTTGACCCGGCGTGGGTATCGGGTGAGCCATATGCGGGTGTGGCGATGGGCGCAGGCAGGGCTGGTGCAGACGGTGCCGGGTGATGATGGGCTGTTGGTGTGTTACGCCGATGCCGAGCGCGCCTGCGTCAGCGCCGCCCCTGGCGTTGGTGTTGCAGCGTTACACCCTATGGTGTAAGCTAACGCTCGTAACCCCTGGGCCCAAGGCTCAAGGGGTTTCGTCGTATCTGCAGCAGCTCCCCACTATGTGGGGATGCCCCGTTTTGGTATTGGGGCCGGGGTTTGGCTTTCCGCGGCCTGTCGGGGGCTTCTTTTCCTTTTTCTTCACTACCCGACACCAGGCCCATGCTGCTGCGGATACGGCACCTATATGCTCAAACCCCTCCGAGGATTAGGGGAGGTGATGGCCATGCCGCGCGCAGGGACTATCTGCTGTGAACCTGGGTGTCCAAACCCGGCAGCCTACCGGGGCCGGTGCCGCAGCCACGCCCAAGACTGCGAGCGGCACCAGCGCGCTACCGTGGCCACCAAACGCGACGAGCCCAGCAGCCGGGAGGCTCGGCGCCGGGCTGTTGCCGCCTGGCGCGCCGCCCATGGTGATGTGTGCCCCGGCTATCGCCGCCCGCCGCACCCGGCGCGGGACCTCACCGCCCAGCACGCGCATGCCCTCGCCGACGGCGGCGACCCCGGACAGCCCCTAGTGGTGCTGTGCCGCAGCTGCAACAGCCGGCACGGCGCCGACCGGCTCGCTGCCCGCCGCGGCCGCCGCTGACCCCAGGGGGGACACCCCCTGTAGCAGACTCACTATTGGCCGTGACGGAGGTAGCTAGATGGTGCGGAGGGTTCAAAAACCGCCTCTGGACTGCTATTTTTTGAACCCTCAAACCGGATATTTTGCTCGATGAAACCTTTGGTAGGGGGTGGTTTTTATGCCCAGTGGTGGTGCTAGGCCCCGGTCAGGGCCGCCGCCGGATCCGCGGTCCGGCCGTTCTGATGCCCGCGGTATCTCCTTGGAGTTGCGGGTGCTGCCGGCATCCGGCTACGCGGGCAAACCCCCGCCGTGGCCACTACCAACCGGCTACACCAGGGAACGCGCCCTATGGAAAAAGATTTGGCGGTTTCCCCAGGCTGTGGCGTGGGCTGAAGAAGAATGGCGGTGGTTAACTATTGCGCATTACGTGCGGTGGGCTGTCCGCAGTGAGGCACCAGGGGCTACGCCGTCGATGATGACCCAAGTGCTACGGCTCGCCGATAGCATCGGCCTGTCGCCTGCTGGTCTCCTACTCAACGGCTGGACGATCTCCACCGCTGACGACGACTCCGTCACCGAGTCGGCCCTGCCACCACAGCGTGATAGTCCGCCCAGACGTCGCCTGCGAGCGGTAAAGGACGATGACGATGATCCTGCCAACTGACTGGCTTGTCGACTTCCCCACCCTCGGGGATCTGTGGGATGCCTGGGCACAGGCCCACTGCCTCATCCCCGACGGCTATCGGCGTGGGGAAGCATTCGTTTGGTCCGATTGGCAATTCTGGTGCGCTGCCAACTTCGGCAGGATTCGCGCCGGGTTGCAATGGGAAGGCGTTCCACTGGGCGCCAGGGCATTCGCCTACCGGCGGTTGCAGGTGATTGCCCCGCAAAAGACCGGTAAGGGCCCGTGGGCGGCGTCGATGACGGCTATTCAGGCAGTGGGCCCTGCCGAGTTTGACGGCTGGGCTGCTGCGGGGGATGTCTACCGGTGTTCTGACTGGGGCTGTGGCTGTGGTTTCGCCTTCCCTTACCAGGCTGGTGAGCCCAAGGGGCGCCCTCACCCGTCGCCACTGATCCAGTTGACTGCCACATCCGAGGACCAGGTGGAAAACACCTACAGGCCGCTGCGGGCGATGATCCAGATGGGCCCCCTCCGGCACCAAATGGCGGTCCGGGATGGGTTCGTGCGCATCCTCGGCGGCCTGGGCGGCGACGACGCCGACCGGATCGACGCCGTAACTGCCAGCGCCGACAGCCGCGTCGGCAACCCCGTGACGTTTTGCGAACAGGACGAGACGGGGCTATGGACCAAGCGTAACCGCATGACAAAGGTTGCTGACGCCCAACGCCGCGGCCTGGCAGGCATGGGTGGTAGGGCGATCGAGACGACAAACGCCTACGACAGCGCGGAGCAGTCGGTTGCCCAAACGACGCTCGAAGCTAACCTGGCTGACGTGGCGACATTCTACATCCCGCCTCCCAAACATTTGAAGTGGGAGCGGAAGCGAGACCGGCGCCGAATCCTCGAAGCCGTCTATAAAGGCAGCCCTTGGGTCAATATCGATGCGGTGCTGGCTGAGGCTGACGAAATATCCCTCCGCGACCCCGAACAGGCCGAGCGTTTTTTTGGTAACCGGATCACCTACTCATCAGGCAGCTGGCTGCCAGCAGGACTATGGGAGGAGCACTATGCAATGGCTTGGGAATCCCCCTGACGGCACTAGCATCTGCGTGGGCTTCGACGGGTCAGAAAACAACGACTGGACCGCGCTCAGGGCCGAAACCCTTGATGGGTTCTCGTTCACCCCCCGCTACGGGCCAGATGACAGGCCCACTATCTGGAATCCTACCGAGTGGCAAGGCCGGATACCCCGCGGGGAAGTAGCCGCCGCCGTCGACGAAATCTTCGACCGCTACCAGATAGAACGCATGTACTGCGACCCCCAAGACTGGCGCTCCGAGATCGGTGAATGGGCACTCAAATACGGTGCCGAGCATGTGTTCGAGTGGGCCACAAACAGCATCAAACGCATGTGCCAAGCAATTAGACGGTTCGAGGTAGACCTTGCAACAGGGCGCATCACCCATGATGGCTGCCCACTCACTAGTCTGGCCATAGCCAACGCTCGAAAAGTCGCCAAGCCCGCCCAGATGTACGTGCTCGGCAAAGCAACAGAACAGCAAAAAATTGACCCCGCCATGGCCACCGTGCTCGCCCACGAAGCAGCCATGGACGCCCACGCCGACGACTGGGAAAACGCTTCAGCGCCCGCCAGGGTTGTTGTGCTAGGCCGTCGCAGAAGGAGGTGACAATGGAGCTCACACCAGAAGAACGAAGACTCGCCGAAAAGCTCTTCAATAAGATTCAGCGGCAGCGCCGGGAGGACCGCAAGAATGAACACTATTACCGGGGCATGCAGGAAATCGGCAATTTGGGTATTGCGGTGCCGCCTGACGTGCAGCCGTTCGCTTTCCCTCTGAATTGGTGCCGCACCTATATCGACGTCCTTGAGGAGCGCCAGGATGTGCGAATGTTCCTGCGCTCCGGGGCACTCGAAGAGGATGCCGAGCTGCGTGCCGACTGGGAAGCCAATGATCTGGACAGCCTATCACATTTGGTGCACCGCGATTTGCTCATTTACGGGCGGGCATTCATCTCCGTTGCCGCCCGCGACGGCGGCGGCAGGCCCCGGATCATGCCCGAATCCCCCAAAGATATCGCAGCCCTAGTCGATGCGCGCACCCGCGAAATGACCGCAGCCCTCCGCATCTACCGTGACGACACCGGCATCGCCGAATACATGACCCTCTACCTCCCCGACTCCACCGTGCTCATCGACCGTCGCGCCGGGAAATGGGAAGCAACCAGGCGTATCAAGCATCGCCTAGGCCGGGTGCCGCTGGTGATGATCCTCAACCGGCAACGAACCGGGGAATGGTCGGGTGAGACCCAACTGGCAGACCTTCGGCCCCTGGTTGATATGGCGGGGAGGGTAATGCTGCAGCTCCAGCTAGCCATGGAGACCGTGGCGACGCCTCAAAAGGTTGCTCTGGGCGTGTCTCAGAAGGATTTCGTAGATGCTGATGGCAACCAGATTGAGGACCCGTGGGAAACCTATCTGGGCGCCATCTGGGCGATCTCCAGCAAAGACGCGAAGATCGAGCAGTTGTCGGGTGCCCAACTGACGGGTTTCCACGACACCATCAAGATGCTGGCCGAACAAGCAGCAACCGTGACCGGTTTGCCGGTGCGGATGATGGGGCAAAACACCGCCAACCCCGCCGCCGAGGGCGCCATCCGCGCCGACGAATCCCGACTCGTGAAACAGGTGGAGCGACTGAATACCCTCATGGGCGCCGGCTGGGCGTGGGCGCTAGGCATCGCCGAGCGGATCCGCACCGGCAGCTGGGACGCCGATGGCCAGATCAGCACCCTGTGGCAGAACCCCGGTACCCCCACCGAGTCGCAACGCGCCGATGCGCTGCAAAAAAGCACTGGTGGCAGACCGTTCATGTCAGTGCGCGGGGCCATGGCCGAGATGGGATGGCCGCAACAACGCATTGACCGTGAGCTGGAGTGGCTGGAACAGGAAAACAGTATGGGCGGCATCATCGAAAAACTCGAACGCGGCGCCGACGACAACTCGGGCGAACGCGAACCGCCGTAGTCGCGCTAGCCGTCGTCTAGCGGTATGGAGGGAGGCCTACCATCATGCTGGATTCCCAGTACTCCAGGCTCCCCCCACAACTCCAAGCCGCCGCAGACTACCGGCAGCGACTCATCGCCCAGATAACCCGGCGGGTACTCGCTGCCTGGCGACCCAACAGCCCGCAAGCCCCCAATGCCTGGTTCGCCAGCCACGCCCTACCGTTCACCGAGATGGTGGCCCACGGGCAACTGCTGGCGGCCCAAGCAGCAATCGCGTCGGCGGATGTTGCGCTGGATCTACAACACTATGACGTGGTGCCGGAGCTGTCGGCGGCCCCGGAGGCGTTCGCAGGGGTAACAGGCAGCGGCGACCCCGTGATGGGACTCGCCTACGCCCAAGCCCAAAAAATCACCGAGCTGGTCGACGCCGAAGCCCCTATCACGGAGCGGGCGCAGGCGTGGCACCACGCGGGCGTGATGCTCGCAACCGCCACCCAAACCGCCATCTCTGATGCCGCCCGCATGGCCATACTCACCCACCTAGCCGCCAGGCCTGGCACCACGTGGATCCGAGTGGTTCGCCCCCCATGCTGCGCCAGATGCGCCATCCTGGCCGGCAAAAAAGGCAGCAGCAGTATGCGGTTCCTTCGGCACCCCGGATGCGACTGCACCGCCATTCCGGTCTCCGAGGCCACGTCGGATATGCACAAACTGTTCTATTTCGACGCCAAGGAATACTTCGATTCCCTAGCGCCGGAGCAGCAGGCCAAGGTGTTCACCAAAGCAGGCGCCAAGGCTATCCAGGACGGTGCCGACATTAACCAAGTTGTTAACGCCCGCCGGGGCATGAAAGCCATCACCTCGGCAGGTGGTAGGCGGCGACTCATCACCACCGAAGGCACCACCAAGCGCGGCTGGGCGTCTGAATACTTGCGGGAGCAATATGGCGCGGTGCTACAAAAAGCTGGCGGCAGGTACCGACGCACGTCGGTAGCTAGGCTGATGCCGGAAGAAATCTACCGTATCGCCGGCGACGACCGTGACTTGGCCCTAGCGCTGCTACATAAGAACGGCTTCCTCACCGACGCCACACCAGATTTGTCTAGCAAGTGGTCGTGGGCGAAGCGTGAT